ACTGAAAGCCGAAATCGCCCTGAAAGAAAGCCAGGGCGAACTGCACCGGCTGCGCACGGCCATTGCGGCCGGAGAGTATATCAGCATAGAGGAAGCGCGTGCCGACTATACGAAATTTTTTGCAGTATTGAAGCGATTCTGCGCAGGACTGCCAAGCCGGGTGACCGGCATGGTGGGAACCCGGATAGACCCGGTGGCAAGCCGGGCGCTGGAAAAAGACCTGAACACAGAAATCAACGATATGCTGCGCACCTTCGTCCTGGCGGCTGACGCTAAGGACGGTGGCGACGGATGAACAGCGCACCCCGCCGAAAGCCCCGGACGTTCCGCTTCAAGCGATACCAGGTGCCGAAATACATCAAGGACGCCCTGGCGACCTTGAAGCCACCGGACGACATAACCGTGAGCCAATGGGCCGAGCGTAACCGCATACTGAGCCGCAAGGAATCCAACCTGCAAGGCTACTGGCGCAACAGCGTGACGCCCTACCTTACCGGCATTATGGACGAATTCAACAACTGGGAAACCGAGCAAATCATTTTTGTGAAGCCTACCCAGTGCGGCGGCACCGAGGGCGAACTGAATATGCTGGGCTATGTAATAGACCAAGACCCCGCGCCGGTTTTGATCGTATACCCGAACGACGAACTGGCCGAGAGTACGAGCGCGAACCGCATATCCAGCATGATGGAGACCCCCTGCCTGAAACGACACTACCTGAAAAATTCCAGCAGCAAAAAGGAATTGCAGTTTGACACGGATATGTATGTGGCCCTGACCGGCTCCAACTCCCCCGCCGACCTGGCAAGCAAACCCATCCGTTACCTGTTCCTTGACGAAGTGGACAAATACAGTGCCGCCAGCCGCCAGGAAGCAGACCCCATCAACCTGGCAATCGAGCGAACCAAGAGTTATATCACGAACCGCAAAATCTATATGTGCAGCACCCCGACGCTGCGCACCGGCCACATCTGGAAAGCCAAGGAGGCTGCCGATGTAGAAAAGCATTTTTTTGTACCCTGTCCGCACTGCGGAAAGTACATAGAACTAAAGTTTGCACAGATCCGCTGGCCAGGCAAGGAAGACGGAATGAGCGACCGAGACCGGGCCGAATTTGCAAACTACGTCTGCCAGGAATGCGGCTGCATCATAACCGACCAGCACAAGCCGGAAATGCTGCAACACGGAGAGTGGCGGGCCGTGCGCCAAAGCACCCGCTTTGCCCGGAGCGTAGCGTTCTGGATGAATACGCTGTACAGCCCCTTTACACGATTTAGCGCCATAGCCGCCGAGTTTTTGAAATCCAAAGACGATCCCGACCGGCTGCACAACTTCACCAACAGCTGGCTGGCGGAACCGTGGGAAGATACCAAGCTGAAAACCAGCGCCGAACTGGTGCAGGAGCGCCAGACCGAGCGCCCGGCCTACGAGGTGCCGCCCTGGGCCAAGCTGCTGACCGGCGGCGTGGACGTGCAGGAAAACTGCCTGTATTGGAGCATACGCGCCTGGGGTGACTTTTTGACCAGCCAGAACGTCGCGCACGGCCAGGCGTTCAGCTTTAACGAAATAGCGAACTACATGAATCTGGAATACCGGCAGCCAGACGGCACCGCCATGATGGTGGCCCTTTGCCTGATTGACTCCGGCGACCAGACCGACGAAGTGTATGAGTTCTGCGCAGAGAACGCAGAATGGGCGCTGCCCTGCAAAGGCACCGACACTATGCTGAGCCACTACAAACTCAGCACCGTCAACAAAGCCGGCTCGAAAGCCTACGGCATGAACCTGGTGTTGGTGGATGGCGGCAAGTACAAGGATATGATCGCCAGCCGAATGCGCAAGCCGAACGGCAAAGGAAGCTGGATGGTGTACAAGGACACCGACCTGGAATATTGCGAACAGGTCACGGCCGAACACAAGGTCGTGGAGCGCAACGCCAACGGCAGGGAGACGCAGCGCTGGGTGCTAAAGACAAGCCACGCCGACAACCACTA